AAATAAAATTAGAAATTTTTATTCTTCATATAAAAAATATGTGGTTGATTATAGTGGTCAAACTTATGATATAATAAGTTATACCGAACCTGACGCAAACAATTTACTAAAAATAAGAGTATCGGGAAAACCATTTGGTACAGGTTCAACAATTAGTGATAATTTTTTAATAAGACCAAACGATACAATTAATGAGGAGTTCTTTAAAAATTTAGATGACTTAGAAGAACTTTTATTAAATAGAGAATCTAATCCTAAATTTACGGCATCATTTAAAGTACCAAGAGATAGTTTTGACCAAACCACAACGGATATCATTTCTGTTGACGTTTCATGGCCACTATCAAGAGACGGATGGAACCCACAAATTATTGGAACCAACTACGAATATTATGTTAGTAAGTTAAGTGACCTCGCTGATGAGATTGATGATTATAAATCAAATTTAATTGTTAGATTTTTAACATCACCACAACTATTTGAATTTGATACCGAAGACCGAAAGGCGGAAGCGGTATTTCAATTATACGGACAATCTTTTGATAGAGTTAAAAAATATATAGATAACATCGCCTTCATGAGGAATGTTAGTTATGATGGATTAAATAATGTTCCCGATATTTTATTAAAAAATTTATCAGAAACGTTAGGTTTATCTACCGTTAATTTATTTAACGAGAAAAGTTTAAAAGATACATTACATACAAGAACGGACACACAATATTCAGGAGTATCGATTGGTAAAACATTAATTGAAGCTGAATATGAATTTTATAGAAGATTATTAACAAACTTAGCTTACCTATATAAATCAAAAGGTACAAGACAATCTTTAGAATTCTTTTTAAAATTTTTAGGAGCACCAAATCAGTTAATTAGAATTAATGAATTTGTATATGATGTAAAATCTAAAATTAATTTAGATTACGCTAGCGACATATATGAAACAATACAAGGAACAAAAACTGAATATGTTATTACCGGATATACAGGTAGTGCGTTTACTGGAGGTACAATAACAGGGTCAACAAATCTAACATTAGATGAATACCCTATTGATGAGAACGGTTTACCAAGGAAAGTTACAAGTTTAAATTCTGACATCTATTTTCAAAAAGGTTCAGGTTGGAATAATATTACGTTAGACCATAGGTCATCAAATATAATTGATAATGAATTATCAATATTAACAGGTAGGACCAAAACAATAAAAACAAAACCAAAAGATTATACGTATGGTGAAGACTATTTTGATAGTTTCAGAACTTTAGATGGTCTTGATTATGGATTTGAATTAGAAAAAAGAATTGATAATAAGAAAGCTAGTGTTAGTAATGACGAAACATTATCTAAATTTATTTTAAATAGAAAAAACATTGAGGTTTATTTGGTGCCATCACAAGGTATTGAATATGACATATATAGACAAGGTAGAAATGAAGAATTAACATTTGGTAATTTAACACCCCAAACCGGTAGAACTTTTGAAAATTTTATTGACACCGTATTGGGTCAAGTAATTACTAATTCAAACAGTGTTAAATTTAGTAAATCTTATACTGCATTAACTAAAGTATTTTATGAATACTCAACTAACACAGGATTTACACCATATAATTTCACATCGGTAAATGAATTCATTAATAAAATGAGTCCATATTGGATTCAAGTTGTTGAACAATTTGTTCCTGCAACTACATTATGGACAGGTGGGAATTTAATTGGAAACAACATTTTTAATAGGTCAAAATACGATTATAGAAAACCAAGATATGGTATCTCTTATACAGGTAATACAACTTACGAAAGTGGTACATATAATTGTGAAGAAATAGAATAATAATATAAATATTTATAACATATGAGCTTTTTAAATACAGGATATTCAGCAACGGTTGCGGCAAGATTAACACAAAAGGGTAGAAACTCTATTGCTAAGGGTAATTTTGTTATAAGTTACTTTGCGGTGGGAGATTCTGAATACAATTATAGTGGTGGAACATCAAGTCAAAAAATATTGGCTCCATTTGATAAAGATAGTCATGTAAAATATCCATTGTGGTATACAAGTGGAAGTACATTTTTTGGGATACCTGTTGATGGTTCAACAAAAACTATATGTAATAATTTAGTTACAGCAAATAGTGATTGGACATTGAGTACAGTTTGGGATAAAAATCCGATTGGGGATGCATCAAATTCGTATACAACAAATCCATATGTGGGTGTTAAAAATTTATTAGGTTATTCATCATCTTCAGGACAAACATATAACACAGGTACAACAATATATGACACCACAGGAACGGCTGTGATTATTTCTCCTGAAGAACAAAAGGCAATTGCAATATTACATTATACACAGAATGGAACTACGAGTGACCCATACAGATTTTTTAAGTATGACGATTACATCTGTATCGATAACACAACAGGCCAAACATCATTTAATGTGACCTTATCACAAATTATGTATCACAGATCATCATTGGGAACATCTGGTGCAACATTTACAATGGGGACCGTTGATAAAAAAATGATATCTAGTTACAATTCAAGATATGAATTACCATATAGAGATTTAGTAGATTCACAAACCAATAGAGTTGGTAAAATATTTCATAATCAAAAACTTGTAGTTTTTGATGACGAGGAAATCGTGGCGGCATTAGACACATCATCATCAAGAAATTACACATTAACAGCACCAAAAGTCGATGTACTTGTTACAAGTAATAGTCCAATTACAGATTTAACCGTTGGTAAAACTATGTGGGTTACCTATAAATTTGGGGGTGGTACGGTGTCAAATGATTTACCTTGTAATTATTTTATGAAAGTAACGGGGTCAACTAATGATGAGAATGTTACTGTTAAATTTAATAGTGGCGGATTTAAACATTTAAATAGTGGGTATACTGCAACAGAATTTTACATATTAACTCAAATTAACACAGGACAAACACCTTCAAGCACTTTGTGGTATAAAAGAGATTATACACTCGATTTAGGTGGAGATATTAATAATATTAAAACCGGACATACATTTACAATTAATCAAACCAAAATTGCTCAAGCAATTACTGGCGGAACATATTCATCAGGTCTATCTTCTTTTGGAACAGATAGGGCATTGACAGGGGCCACAATAGGTGGTACAGTCGCTTTGGTAAGGTCAAGTGATATTGAAGAAATGGTGTTTAATTTAAATTTACCTATCAATACATTCAAAACATCTCAAAATCCAACGTTTGTAACGGGGGACCCAAAGATTACTGAAGTGGCATTACTTAATTCCAATAAAGAAACATTGGCCATGGGTAAATTGGCCTCTCCGGTAACAAGAAGTGGTAATCAGGTAATCCAAGTTAAAATAGATTTCTAAAGCTTTACATTTAAACTTATTAGGTTTAAATTTTATATTATGATTACAGATGTAAAATTTAAAAACAAACCAAAAATTCTTGGTTTGGATATAAGTACAAAAACCATAGGTTTTGCTTTATTTGATATAAGTGGTTCTAAATTATTGGAATTAACTCACTTCTCCCCAAAAATTAAGCCTCAACCAGAAGATAAGTTAGAAGAACTTATGATGAAAGCAAATGCATTTCAGAAAGTTTTGGACAACTATAAAGACATGGGAATAACTCGTGTTATCATCGAAGAACCATTATTGAATTCAAATAACGTTTATACCGTAGGTACGTTACTAAGATATAACACATTAATTTGTAAACTTATTTACGATAATTTTCAAATCGTACCAACATTCATATCAACATACAATGCAAGAAAATTCGCGTTTCCTGATTTGGTTGGACCAAATGATAAAGGACGTAATGTTTTATTTGGAGGTTATCCAAAAGATATCGACAAGAAAAAAGTAATATGGGAACATGTTAATGATGTTTGTCCTGATATTAATTGGTTAAAAGGAAAGAATGATGTTTTGAAGAAAGAAAATTTTGATATGGCGGATGCTGTAACCTGCGTTATCGGTTATTTCAACATGATTAAACAAGAAAAATAATATCCGGCAACTCATATTTTACTATACGAGTTGTTTGTGTTATACTTATTAATAGGACGGGACAAGGCGTAAAAAACTTTGTTTGGTTGGTAGGGAGTCGATGTGGTGGTCGGCTCCCATTTTTTTTTATCATATTTTTTTCTTATAATTCTACTGTATGAACAATCAAGAAGTAGATTATAGTGCAGTTTTCGAGATACTAGAAGATATTTTTGGTGACTATAAAAATCATAGTGACTATAAATCTCAGGTTAGTTTTGATTGTCCAGTTTGTTCATACGATATAAAAAGTTTAGACCACGGAGATGGAAAGGGTAATTTAGAAATCAATTACAGGTATGGGGTTTATAAATGTTGGGTGTGTGCTGAATCACATGAAACACATGGTACCATATATAAATTAATTAAAAAATATGGTAACGCTAAACAACTCAAAAAATATCTTTTATTAAAACCTGAAGAACAAGATGAGGGAGTAAAAAAAGTATATAATCAGATTAAGTTACCATCAGAATTTATTCCTTTTAGAGATGCAAGTTTTGGAATGAAATTAACTCCTGGTTATAAACAAGCATACAACTACATTAAAAGAAGAAACATTACTGATTTAATGTTACAGATTTATAACATTGGATTTTGTGCTACGGGAATATATGAAAATAGAATTATAATTCCATCGTATGATGAGAACAATCGAATAAATTATTTCATTGCTCGTTCATATTTGAACAATACAAAAATGAAATATAAAAATCCACAGGCACAAAAAGAGATTATTATATTCAATGAAAAATTAATTGATTGGAATGAAACTGTTTATATAGTTGAAGGTGCATTCGACAGTATATTCATTCCAAATGCAATTCCAATGTTAGGTAAATTTATGAGTGAACATTTATTCAATAAACTTTACAATAACGCAAAAAAAATTATAATAGTGTTAGACCCTGACGCATATAACGACCAAGAGAGATTGTATCATAGATTGAATTGTGGTAAGTTAATGGGTAAGGTGTGGTCAATAAAATTAGAGGGGGATAAAGATATTGCCGATTTAAAAGGTGATTTAAGTGAGTATAAAATAAAAAAAATAGAATAAATGAATTTAAAAGACATCTCATTAGAGATTAATGACTTATTAGAAAAAAGAAGAAAAGAATTAGAGTTAACCTTTATTGAAGAGGAACACATCTATTATATGAAAGATGTTGATGGTGAAATTAAAAAGAACTTCCCATCGGTATCTAAAATTATAAAAAAATTCTATAAACCATTTGACGCTGACGGTATGGCGTTAAAGATGTCTAAAGGTGA